CTGCCGTCGTCATAGTCGTAGTTGCAGATCAGCCGGTATTTCCGGCCCGCCTGCATGTTGGTCAGCGTGGCCGTCACCTGGCACGTGGGCGTGTTGAGGGGATGCTTCTTTGTGGCGATCACCAGCCCGCTGGCTGGAATCAATAGCTCGTTGTCATCAATCTCAGAATCGCCAACCTTTTCGTCCCAACTGCCACCGAGATCGGTACTGTCACCGCGCTCAAAATCATCCTCGAAAATCACGCAGGGACGCGCGCAGCATTCCGGGCATGGCCACCAGCCTGGCATTACGGGCACTCCATTTGGATGATTTCCCAAGACTGGGAATCCGCAAAGTACTTGCAGACGCCCCGGGAACCGACGCCCCGGCCGTTGAGTCCGCCCGAGTCGCGCCCCGTGCCCTCGAACATGCCCATCGAATCGCAGACCGTGAACGTGATCGCATCGCAAGGCGACCATTCACAGGCGCCCGTGGAAGCCTGTCGCAGGTAGGCCGTCGCCGTGCCGCCTTGCGGAACGTCGCCACTATCATCGACGTCCAAATCGGTCTTAAGCTCGAACCTCCACTCATCTTCGAACCCATGAATGATTTCCCACCAACCCGATTGTTGGTTGAAGATGCACCACACCCAATCGCCGATCGCGAAACGCGGCAAGAAGATCTTTTCGAGGATCAGGTCATCGCGTTCGTTGGGCGGATATCCGGCCGGATGAAAGATGTACCGCTCAACCCCTTCATGTTCCTGATCCCATTGCTGCGACCCGTCGTAGTAATAGAGCGGTGTCGCCAACGCCCGACACCAACCGTCTGGGAAAGCGCGGGCCGAGACGCCGGATGAACTGGACGAACTGCTGCTTGAGCTTGACCCGGAGCTTGAGCTTGACCCGGAGCTACAACTCTCGCATGCCTCCCACTCGTCGGTGATCTCGAACAGAGCGATCTTGGGGGGATGATGGACATCGAACCGCACCGCCGTCCCATCGGTGTCGAAGGAGACCGGCCCATCGCCTTCCCAGTTTCGCGCGGCTTCAATCTCGCGAACCATTTCGCGTTGGCTTGCCGGGGTGTACGGCGATCTGGGTCGAGGATGAGGCAATCGAAAGGGCATCGCTTAGGATCCGCTTGAGCTTGATGAGGAACAGCACGCCTCCACGAACATGTCGGCAAAATCTACTTTTTGATACCGGTCCACCGCAGAATTGTTGCCGTCCCGCATTTGCACGCGGGTCCAGCCCTGGAGTTCGAACTCATGGTTCCAGCCGTAGATGTCCGAACCGTCCACGATCCGCCGCTTGCGGAAATGGCAAGTTACCGTGAAACAGAACGGATCGCTGATCAGGAACTGGGTCGAAGGTTCAATGTCAAAACCGACAAAGAGCAGGGTTTCGGCTTCGGCGCCCAGAAAGGTCGACTCGTTGACCCGGCCGACGTAATCCTCTTCCCACGTCGCGATCGGCGGTTCGTCGACGTAATACCACTGGAGTTGGAACTCGGTGGTGGGGAGAATGATCCGCCCCTCTTGACCGTCCGGCTCGGGGACATACCCCGCCGGATTTTTGTTCGGATTGTCGGCCGAAAGAAACTTGCGCGGCGGGATCCGAATCACTTGCGAGGAGGCCCGCGTGCGCATCACCAGTTCCGTGCCTGCCGGGATCGTCGGCTTGTCGATGTCGCAAGGCCACGGCGCCAAAGAGAAATCCGTGTTGTACTGTGCCGTGATCAGGCAGTTGAATTCTGCATTCTGAAGGTAGGAGACATCATCGGTGGTGGGATCGTTGACCACGACAGAGGGCGGCTGCTGCGGGGAAAACGGCTCGACAGCTATGCTGTTGATGGCGCACTCCGGTCCCCACTCCGGATGCTGCAACGTGGCCAGTTCTTCGATGAAGGTGGTACGATCCGACCATTTGCAAAGGAAGTATCGGGTCGCCGAGTTGGCTTGATCGATCGAATGATGCGAGGCGCCCGAGCCCGCCAGTTCGTGGAACGCTGTCGCTACCATGGTCTAGCTCCATGCGGGGACCGGCACGCCCGCAGCGGTTCCCGCTCGTTGTGGTGTCCGTGCCGCCATCTGCTCCACGGCCGCCGCCGTGCGCTCCGTGGCGTTGGCCGTTCGTTCGGCGATGCGCTTGCCCGCCTCCGATTGCATCTGCTCGGTCAGGCCGGTAAGGGTTGTGATCCCGAAGCCGCCGGCCGGGCCCCTTGCCGCTGCAAACGGTTGGTTCGCCGGTTGCTTTCCGCTTGCTGCGCTCTGATCTGGCGGCCGCTTGGCTTTTTCGAGTTCTGCCCGAAAGTACATCTTGAGGAAATGGGTTCTGGCCGATTCGCCACCCTGGAACTCTTCGCCGGAGAAGAAGGCTTTCATGCGTCCTGTCATTTCCCGGATCGCATCGCGGGCCATCAACTTCATCAATTCCCAAGTCAATGTCCAGTTGCCGAGCATCACACTCATGAAGCTGTTCACCGTGCCGACAAACGCCGCGAACCTGTTGCCGAGATCTCCGAGCCATCCGCCCAGATCGCTGCCCATGAGCGCGCCAAAAGTTTCCCTGGCCGCTGATGCCAGAAGCCGAAAGCCGATCACAATCGATTTGACTACGACCCCCACGGTGTCCATCGCGGCCTTGATTTTGCTTCCGAAGCGCTGCCAAAACGTCCCGGCAAACTGCCCCAGCCGGGCCGCAATGGCCCGGACATCGAAAGCGTCGATCATCGCCCCGCCGATCTTGCCAAGGCTCACCTTCAGGTTCTCCGTGAACGTCGACCAGACGCCCGCCGTGGTCTTCGAGAGCTTCTGCATGCCGCCATAGAACTGGCCGCCTTCTTTCGTCAGATTCGCCAGTGCTTCCTCGAGAATCCCAAAGGTGATCTTGCCCGTGGGCGCCAGCTTGCGCACCGCGGTTTCGGCAACGCCCAGGACCTTGGCAAGCTCCCGGCCGAGCGGAATTCCCCGCTCCAGGAACTGGTCGAGGACCTCGGTCATGACAACGCCGGTTCCCTTCGCTTTGCCGTAGATCCTGGCCAAGTCACTCATGCGGGCACCGGACAGCGCCGCAATGTCTCCCAGCGTCTGCATGGTGGGAATGATGCGTTCCTGGACAACGCCGAACGCAAGCAACTGCTTGGTGACCGCGCCAAGCTCGCCTTGCTCGAACGGAGTTCGGGCCGCGAATTGGCCGATATCCTCGACCATTTGCTTGGCCTTTTCCGCCGAGCCCAACAGGACCTCGAAAGAGACTGCCAGCGTCTCGGCCCGGGCGGCGAGCGTGATCATCGACTTGACCGTTAGGCCGCCTCCGATACCGGCAATGGCCCCTGCAACCATCCCCGCCGGACTGATCAGGGCCGCCAGACTGCCCCTGATCGAACCGAGCCCCCGGTTCACCGAGGCGAGTCCCCGGGAACTCAATTGCACGTACGCTTCGGCAAGTTTGAACGCCATGGTTTCACCTTCCGTGTACTCGCTTCAACGTCTCTCGGTTCGCCTCGGTCCGCGTGAATCGCAGGTAATTCGCCATCGACCCAAAACGTACGATGTGGCTGTCGGGCGTGATCGCGCCCAACAAGATGCACATCGGAATCAACCGCAGCCCGGCTACTTGCTCCGGACTGAATCCGTACTCTGCGGCAAAGAACTTGTAGATCGCCGGCCAGCCGCTGATTTCCGGCTCTTTTTTCCCTTGCCCTTGCCCGCTTTCTTCGGGCTCGGGCCAGATGAGTTTTTTGCGTCCGCCTCCCCGGTCGCCGCATGAATCTTGGCTTGCAGGACCTGGAGCCCTGTTTGGCCGTGCTCTTCCACGAATTCTTCGATCAGCGAGAGGGCATCATCCACGGATCGAATCACCTTGCCGTGGTCCTGCTCCAGGCAGGTGTAGAGTTGATACGCTATGCCCCGCAGCGACTGCGTGAAAGCATCCATTTCTTCGGCGCTGGCCGCCCCCGATCGGACGGACGCCACCTCCGCCGCCTTCCAGATCCGCTCTTCGACAACAGTCAGTTGCTCGGCGGAAAGGGTCCTCCTCAAATCCGCCACCGCTTCGGCCGCCATCACGAAGGGATTCTTTCGCAGGCTGACGATGTACGCCTCCATATCCGCGATCAGACGCCCGATGGGCGGGGCCCGCAGCGTGTACTTGACGCCGCCCACCTCAAGGGTCTGAATCAGTCTCCCGGTGGTCCTCGCGTGTCCGTCCAAAGCCTCACCTCCGTTTTCGCTTTTTCGCCAGGGCCTTGCGGGAGAGATTGGTTTTTCTTCCGGCCTGGCGATGCCCCTTGATTCTCCGTTTGCGTTTCACCGGCGGACCTATTGCCCAGACGACCCGGCGCCGGCCCAGTACAGCCCGTGATACAGAGCCGGACCGCGCGGCCCAATCGAAAATTCGACCTCGGAATCCTGCCCCTCGTTGCTGTCGCAGGGGATCGGTGATCCAAGGATGATCCCGTTGGCGCTGATGTAGTTATTGCCGGTGTCGTCGCCGTGCTACTGCATGGCAAACGTGTCGTCCAAGTTGAAGGGCAGCGTGCCGGAAGCCGGGATCTTCACGCGGACGATAGCGTCCCAGTCTTTCACGCTGACGTAGGACACCTTGGTCCCGCTCGTCTTGTCCGAGGCAAACCGCTGCTCGCTGGCCTTCGGTTCAAAACGCCAAAAGGTGACATCGACGGTCAGCGCGCTGCCGTCCTTTTTGAAGGTGCCGTCTTTTCCGGTGAGTGGTGCAGGCATGTCAGATCTCCAAACTAGTTGACGCGATCCTCTCGACAAGCCGCCGAAAAGACCGTTACGAATTGCCAAATCGAATCGATAGACTCGCCCTCTTGAAGGGCGGTCGAGTCCTCGTGTTTCATGTCGCAGACGTGACCGTCATCCAGATCAAAGGCCGCATTCTCAAAACCGTCCACAACTGCCGATTGGATCGCCTTGCCGGTGTCGAAATCCTCCGCCCAGACCTGGATCCGCACGTTGGCCTCCCGGAACATCGACTTGTCTCCCCGGCCGTTGGTGGCCAGCCCGGCCACGTTGATCGAAGCGTACGGCATGCGAGGCCCGCCCCTGGCGCGACCCGTGAAGACGCGGGCCACCGGCAAGAGCGCTTCGAGCGCCGTCAGGGTCGGCCATTGCGTGTGGATGCCTTTTTCGATGTTCATGATTTGATCTGATCCTTGCCGCCGGTGGCCGCCAGCAAACTGATCGTTTGCCAGTATTTTTTCAGCGTCGCCAAGAGCCACGGCCGGGCGGCTACGGTGGCCGTGCCAAGCTCCAGGAAGGCCATGTAAAGCCCTTGCCTCGTGACGCCGATACGTACGGCGGGGTTCCGCTGGTTGTCGTTGAATTCCCAGCGGATCGCCGACTTGCCGATGCCCGTCCGCTTTCTCGGTGGTTCGCCCGGCTTGCTCGGCCGGTCGTAGGTGGTGTACTGCGAGCCGGCTTCTCCCCCCGCGGTCTTGCGCGATCGCTTCCGGCGCGTGCCCGTGTTGGGCACGTTGACCGCGGCGCGGCAACGAGCGTGGTAGTGGATTGCGGCGTTCTTGAGTCACGTCGCCGTTGCCCTTCGCAACCGCCGATTGAACTCATCGCCGCGAAATTGGAAATCAAAGTTCTTGCTCATGATCCACTCGATGAACTGTTGCCCGTCCGCTCGGCCACGATCACCGGCAGGGTGTCGATCCGCCCGGCCGCCTCGTAGCGCAAGACGCGGTAGATGTCTCCGTCCGCGTCGATGATTCGATAGTCGGCCCCGATTGTAGCGATGGCCAGATCCGCTTCCAGGATGATCCGGTACTACTCAGCCGTCTCATCGGCGTCGTGCTCCACTTCCGGCGTCTGGTCGAGCGGCTGGACGCGAGCCCGCACCTCCGTGTACGCATCGCTCCAGGTGGCCTCCAATTCTCCGTGTGTGCCCTTGCTGTACGCTGCCGACTGAATGGTGATCAACGTGCTCTCGGTATCTTCCACGTCCAGCTTGCGGCAGACGGCGGACCACTTGGTCCCCATCACCTGTTCGTGGATCGAGAGGATGGTCCACACGTCACCGTCGGCGTCGGTGATTGTCGAACCCAACAGCGGGCGGGTCGGCGACTCCGACGCCGGCCATTGCCAGATCGTGTCGTCCTGCCGCACTTGGCCGTTGCTGATCTCCACTTCCGCGCTGGAAACCTGGTTGCGATGCGCGTTGCTGATCGCCTGATCGTCGAGACCTGAAACCGAAAGCGTCACGGCTTCAAGGCCGTCAACGATGTCCTCAAAATCAGTGGTCGGATCAAAGCTCATCGTCGGTGCCTCCAACCCTTTCCGCGGGCTCTCGCGTCACGATCCAGTGAACAAGGGCCAGCACCAGGGCCTTGGCCACAATCCACCAGGTGATCGGATGCCAGACCCGGATGTGGACGATCAAAGGATCCTTTGGATCTTGGCGCAGATAGCTCGGCAGTTTGGCCATCAGGTAATTCCCCGACTGATGATCTCGAATGGTTCTTCGTCGACCTCGCCGGCCGCGATCAGCTTGTTGAGCCGATCGATTAGATTCGTGAGCATCTTGCTGTATTCTGACCACTGCACCGATTGCCCGTTGACCGTGTAATTCGGTTTCGGATTGGCCGTTATCGACGCCAGCGTGGACGCAGCGTTGTCGCGAGCCTCTTCGAGATTGGAAATGTAGGTCATCGCTGATTCAGATCCTGTAGTACGACACGTTCAGTTTCGCGGACGCCGTTTCCTCGAGAAACTTGATCGCCGACAGGTCCCCGAAGTAGGCGATCTGCTGTTCGGCGGTCAGGATCATTCCGATCGACGCGGTCGGGTTGGTGCCGTCATCCCGCCAGCGGACGTTCTGATCTTCGGCCTGGATGATCGCGTAGGTGGCGCCCTCGTACGTGGCCGCCGTCAGCCCCTTGACCGAACTGAGGCCCGTGATCTGCTCGTATCCGATCGGAGCCCGGTAGGCGTCGGCCACGATCCTCCCGTTGCCCGCAAAGCCCTCATGGCTCGATGTGACTTGTCCCATTGTGTTGCTCCTTTCTTGTCAGCATGAATACGGCAGCATCGGTTCCACAGCGCCATCGAACGGCGTCATCGAAACGCCGGCGGCCGAAATAAACTGCACGTTTTGATTATTGCCGCCGTCCGTGCATGTATAAGCGCGCACTCTTTGGCCGCCGGATGCGTTGCAATAGGCGACGGTTGACGCTCGTACGACTGCGGAGCCGGTCACGTCCAGTGTCCATGCTCCGGTCCCGATCAGATCGACCCCGGTAGCCCGGAATGTCCCGCCCACCGTAATAGCCGACGATTCGGGATCGGTCACCGTTCCGCCCGTGATACTCATGTCGCCCGTGGTTTCGATCGTCTGGCCGTTGGGGTCGAATCCACCACTTGTCTGCGTGTACGAGGCCATTGTAACCTCGCCCGAAAGCGTCAGGGTATCGCCCGACTTCTGGTTCACCACAGCCTCGATTGTCTCACCGTGGAAGTCCCAGTCTTGAGGGCTGCCACCCGACGCTGTAATTGTGCCGGTGCCGGGTTGCCAGCCGAATGTTCCGCCACCCGTGATTTCGTCGATTACGTCGCCGGTAATAGTCCAGTTCACCTCTGCTCCGTCGCTGTCGATGACAATATCACCCGTGTTATTCAGGTCGATGATCAAGCTTGTTATGCTGACTGTTGGCGAGTTTGTTCTTGCGTCCAGGGTTAGCGTCCCCGTCCCTGTGGTGGGATGCGTCCGCAACTCCAAGCCACCACCGAAAGTGAAACCGCCAGCACCGAGAGTTATAGTCTTAGTTGCCTCCCGAGTCTGTATTGTCACCCGGCCCCCATATTGTCCCGACGGAAGGTCCATACTGCTATAGTCACAGAACACCGGGGCATTCAACGTTGCCCCGGTGTCTAGCGTAACCAACCCGTGCCCCGATGTGGTGTTTGCGAAGTACAGTTTCCCGAAGCCGCTGTAACTGATATCAGCCGTGGAATAGATATGTATATCCTCACTGTTACCGGCAATATATTCGCCGGCTAGGCTCAGCGAGCCGCGAATATGAGATGTCGCTCCGACGTAGAAATATGTCGCCCCTGTCTGCGTAACGACCGCCCCTTCGGCTATGGTGATGTTCCCCGCCGTCCAAATAGATGATTGCTTTGGCTTCAGGCTACACGTCCCATTGAGTGTCCAGTTGGAAGAGCCACCGGTCCACGTTGTCTGATTGTAGAAATCGAGGTCGCCATTTGTAATCGAGACGCTAGCATTCCCGGCGTCGAACGTGCCGCTACTCTCCGCCGTGAAATTCCCGCCGTCTGCCAGCGTTACTGCATACCCACTATTCGCCAGATCAAAATCCGCGTCCCCCGAAACCTTGAAATGGTAGAGGTTCGTCGGGCTCTCAGCCAACACGAAATTGCCCGACGCAAAATCGATTTCCCCCGCCGCTTTGTCGATCGTGACAGGCTCGATCGTCTCACCGCCAAAATCGATGTCCTGATCGGCTGTGCCGGTAAACGACGCCTCGCCGGAACCGGGGACGTAGTCGATCGTCCCGCCGCCCGTGTTCGTCCAAATCACGTCGCCGCGAAATTCGATGTCTGGATCGTTTGTTTCACAGTCGATTGTTAATGTGCTTGCGTTAGCATTGAAAAACTCGATATCTCCAAAAATATAACTGCCTGCGGAAAGCACGATCGACTTGGCTACGTTCTCCCATATACTGAACAGCACCTTGCCTGGCATGTAAATCCCAGGCGGCAGAATCGGTGATGTCGTGCCGTAATCACGCCGATATTCGAGGATCGCGAGCCCAGACATGGTCACTGACTCATGCTTGGCCACGATGCCGTTGCCATCTGTGCCAGCCAGGACCAGAAAGCGTCCACCGCCAGACGGTTCCGCGCCCTGGCCGAAAGAAGCTTGGCAGTGAAAATAGCAGCACGCCGTTTTGCCGGTAGCGATCGTAATTTGGCCGTTAAGGGTCCATGTTGCGGTCACATACAGACCGTCGATCGCATAAGTAGCTCCGGTGTCGATCACGCACGTCGTTACCTTCATGGTCGACGCGGCGGTAATCGAGCCCGTACCATGCGCCGTCAGCGTACCCGTAGCCGGCGTCCAGGTACCAGCATGACTCGACCAGTCGACGACGGAATTCGTTACGTCGAGGCCGCCCGATCCCCAGTCGAATTCCCCACCCACGCCGCCCGCTAGGCTAACCGCCCCACCGTCGTCAAACGTGATCGTGTAGGTAGCCAGGTCGATCTTGGATGCGTAGCCGGCCTCGACCGAGATCGCGCCAAGAGACCACGCAGCCGTCAACGTGCAAGGATTGCCGTTGCCGTTGGCCGTGTAATGGGCAGTGTCGCCCGTGGTCGGCACGCTAGAGGCAGGAGTGGCGCCGCCGTCAGTGTCCGACCAGTTGTTGACGTTGGTCGGATCTGTGGCTGTTCCGCCGTCCCAATATCTGTCCGCCATCTCCTACACCACGGCCCCACCCGGCGAGCCGCTACCCGTCGTTTTCACCACGCGCAGGCGATCCGGGCAGATCGCTCTTCGGTTGCGAGCCTAGCGCGTGGGTTGTTGGTCCTGTTCGGCTGGCTACTACCTTGCCGTTGCAAATCAGTCGATCCTCTTGTATGTATTTAGCTCTCATCGTCTTAAGGTTCCGCTTCCACCATCGCCCTGTATAGTCATTTCACCCATGCACAAAAAGTCATGACCGCTCCACATTACCAACGTGCCAGAACCAGCAATTGTGAGACTGTCACATGTTGCATTATCGACTAGCATAGTCTGGCCCTCTGCCAGATATATCTCGCAGTTATCATGTTCGGTTGGCACGCCGCGGGGGCTCCAACATCCCGGATTTCCCCATCGCCCCCCGTCGCCACCTACGTAGCGTTTCGTCTGGCCCTCTCGTGCCTGCCGAATTTGTCTGTCTGGTTTTATCAGCCCGAATCCACAAACTGCGGACACGATGCCACCGATGAAAGATCGTCGATTCATACCGGCTCCATTTCTCGAGGCGAAACAACCGGGTCTGTCCGTTCGTGCGACGTGACGTAGAGGATGTTTTCAAAATCCTCGCCCGTGTCGGCCGTGGCCTGCGAGAATGCCATTTCTTCGATGCCCTCGACGTTCGCCGTCTTGGCGAAGTCCGCGTAGACCGCTGCGCGTTTTTCCGGCGAGTCCACGGTCGCGCCTAACAGCACCGTAAGTACTGCATAGTTCTGGCTATCATCGAGGATCTTCGCTTTGGTGACTTTCGCCTTTTTGTTCTTGGCCATTCGCAGGGCTTCTGCTGCGGTTGGCTTTATGATTTCGTGTCCGGCCATAATTATTCTCCCTTGCTCTGCTCTATCTTGTCTTCTAGTTCTTCATAATCAGGTATCTCCACCGCTCGCCACATGCGAACAAGCCAGGTCCCGCACGCGAAAATCCCGCACGCGAAAAAGAACAACACAACGGCAAGGTTGTCCGCAGGCAACACTTTACCGTTGACCATGATTTCTATGCTCATCATTTAGAATCCTTGATGAACTGATCCAGCCGGCTTGTCAGCCTGTCTTGACCCGCTTGGATCCGGTCCAGCTTTTCGCTGATCGCCTTGTCCTGCTCGGCTGCAATCTGGACCTGCGTATCAATCTGGTGGAGGGCCTCGGTGGCCTTGCTGTCGGCCCCGTAGCCAATTCCGACCGCCCACATCACTCCACCACAAATCAACCCCAGCAAGCCGAGCAGGACGCCCGTCACTCGCTTGGAACCTCCGTGCTTCGCGTCACACGATTCTGTTGTGACGTATTTGTGCGTCGTGGCTGGCATGGCCTGCTCTTTGTCATGCGGTGGGTTGCTGTTGAGCCGGGGGCTGCGGCTGGACCGGCGCTTGCGGCTGGACCGCGGGCTGAATCGGGGCTTGGGGCGGGGAAGTTTGACCGGCAATCGGCCTGCCCCACGGATCGTAAGCCGGATCGTTGGCCCACTTCGGGACCGGCTTGCCGGAAATCATGCCCGCAACGCGGTAGATTTTGGGATCGAGATACCTGTCGTCCCAAATTCCGGGGATTTTATCCGTAATCCAGTCGAGAACTTGGGCTACGGCCATTGCCCAACGGCGGAAATACCAGACCAAAAGAGCAATTGCGGCGGCCCCTATGAGCCCGGTCGGCCAGCCCCACTTCGCAAACAGGGCTTTCAGCAATGATTTAACCCCGGTCGTGATTCGCGATGCCAAGTTTTGTTCAAGGGCCTCGGTGGATGCCGCCGCTTCCGCTGCGGATTCCTCCGCTTCTTGGGCCGCTGCCGTGGCCTCCGTCGCCGCCTTGCTGGCCCCGGTTACTTCTGCTCGTAGTTGAGCCAGACCGTCGAGAGCGTTTTGGGCCATCGCGCGGGCTTCAGAATCGACGGTCGGGCCCGCTGGAGATGGCGGGGGCTGCGTTGCCGGAGGCTTAGCTAACTCGGCCCCTGCCCTGATCTTTTCCTGCTCGGTGCGGGCATTCCAAGGCGCGAATCGGTCCGTCTCGTCCATCCAAGGCAGACGAAGCGTACCAACCGGCTTGTCCGTAGCTTCTGCGAGGAATTGGCAAATGTGCGTGTTGTACGCGCCGCGGCAATCGTTTGTGGTTGTCCCCCAAAGCACGCCCACCAACTCCCCGCGATCATTGATGAATGGGCCACCAGAATCACCCTCTTCGGCCACTCCGGAGACCACGATATTGGTTGTGGGGCCAGCTACAGTATCGCGAGCGTAGCCCAGCAGTCGAGCCTCCCGGCAGCCGAAAACGCCGTCTTTGCCGTACCCGCACTGGAACACACGGCCGCCCACCGCTGATTCACTTGGCTTGTAGAGGCACACCGGCATGGGTTCCACGTCTACCGGATCGATCACCAGCGCCGCCAGATCGCATCGATAATCGACAATGACGAAGTGGCCCTTCGCGCGTTGGCCGTTGGGGAAACTGGCCTCCGCTCCATCCCAATCGAGCCGCTTGTTTTGGTCCCGTCGGAACAGGTGGTGCACGGTCAGGACCACCGCTCGCCGCGAACCACGCCAGATCAAGGTGCCAGTGCTGTAGACTCGCTCCCCGCTCCGTCGGACCGCGATCCGGCAAACAGCCGGAATCGGGCGAGTCAACGGCTTCGGGGTCGGTTTCGCTTCCGGCTCTTGAACAGCTAAAATCGGGCGAGCGAACGGATTCGGCGCCGGCTTCGGAGCCGGCTGTTGAGCGGCGAACCAGCCGCCCACGTCGAGCCGCGGCCGGCATTGCCCGTTGGCGCATTGGCCGTGGGCTTGAAGACAAGCGCCGATAATGCAGAGCACAACCAAGCAAATCAGGCCAAACCGAAAGTACTTTGTGACGACGGGATCCTTGTCCATGATTTCTTGCCTCCGTTTTGAGCCTCCAAAACCGATCAACAAGCCCAGGGCGGCAGCAGGAGGCAACCGCCGCCCCGGGCTGACACTCCCCGCCAAGGAGGCTAAGAGCCGCTGGAACTGCTCGTGGCGTCCGCCCGATTTCGCGTAATGAAGCGCGGATCCTTGACGGCCGCCGCCCCTCGTTCGCTGGCCTTGAATTCGGCAACGATGTCTTGGGAAAGCTCGGACGGGTTGTTCTGCGCGCTTCGCGTCACAGTCAACGGCCAGTTCTCCATGTAGGCAAAGGCCTTTTTCAGATCGCCATACCACCAATAGCCCTTGGCGTTGGCCGCCGAAACCGAGTGCCCGTAGGTATCGGTCGCAATCAAGCGAGTGTAGAGCAGTCGGCTGCTGTAGAGCCGGATGCCCATGCCTGCAAGCGGATTGCCGCCCACGACAATGTTGCTTGATCCCGATCGGGTTTCGTTGGCATTCAGCAGCCGATTTGCGCTAAAGCGCAGTTGCGGGCAGACCAACAAGTCCCTGCCGGCACCCATCACGATGGGTTCGCTGGTGTTCGGATCGGTCATCTCCGCAAAGAGGTTCTCCGCGTTGTCGATGTCCGTCCAGTCCACGAGTTGGTTGCCCGACAGGTGGTTGATGTACGGCGCGCCGGTGTCGTTGGTGCTGTAGTAGGTGTAATAGGTCGTGCCGTTTCGCGAATACACCTTGGTGCCGCCGATTACCAGATCCACGAGCCGCTTTTCCTTGTTCAGCCCCAACACTTCGCCCACTTCTTGAGCCCGCGACAAGACAAGATTGGTGCGATCGAAAAAAATGGCCTCTTTGGTAACGGGAATGATCAAGCCCCGCTTGGTGGTCGACGGCGTTTCAACGTACTCCTCGCCGAAGCCGAATCGCGGATATTCTTGGCCCTCGCGCACAACCAACTCATCCTGTCCGGGATCGCTGATTTTGGTAATGCCGGGCAACTTCTCCCCGTCCAGCTTGGTGGGGATCGTCTCGACCAGCTTGCTGAGGACAAAGTCTTCGGCCTGATAGGCTTGGAGTACTTTGGAGACCAGCAATTGCCCGGTGATGTTGGCGAACGTGGTCGAATCCACCGCGGAGGTAGCTTCGGTGAGTTGGATCGTTTGGCCCTTCGGATCGAACACCCGCTTGACTCCGGCCAAGCCCAACGGCCGGTCATCCTCCATGACGAACTCCGCTGCCAGATCCTGCAGGCTGAATTCTTCGGGCGCGATGCCGCCCGAGTCGCCTACGTTATGCAGCCGCAGGCACTCTTGAAAATCTGTCGCCGCACGGTGCGGATCACGCCGCCAATCCCGGGCGAATAGTGTGGCTTGAATCATTTCGATAACTCCTGAATCGCAAAATGCGCTCTTCTGTAAATGGCTGTTCCGGCCCCCGTCATTTCCTCTTTAGATCATGCCTGAGGAACTCCCCGCGACTTGAGCTTGGACGCTGTCCCGCATGATCGTCGAACGAATGCGGCACAACACCTTGGTCGTATTGCTGGAATAGTCTTTGGCTACCGTGGCGATCGCCTTCGATTCCGTGGTCACGGCCACGACTTTCTGATCCTCAAGGGCGTCACCATCCGCGTTTTCGCAGGCCCCCACCATATCGCCGGTGTTAAACGTGGCTGCTGCGCAAGCGAACTCGAATTCGCCCGTTGTGGCCACTCGAATCGGGTCCGTGTCGCCGGACCGGCTTCGCTGTTCGGCGACACCGAGGAAGTACTGTTGGAAGGCATCCTGATTCAACGCCAGGGTGCCTTGATCAACCATCGCCGCCGCATTCTTGGGCGCGCCGTCATCGGGATGCTGGAAGATCAAATCGCCGATTTCGATTGCCACGGCCGATGCCGGAGTCTTGTAAACCGGCGCGGTCGGTTCCCGCCGGTGTCGCTTTGTATTCGCCATTTGTGAGTTCCTTCTTTGAAAAAGGTGCTGACTCAACCGCCGTGCAGATCGCGGCCGTCATGTTTATCGCCAGGAGCGCCCTCGCTCGGCCGCCGTCATTTCTTGGAGCGTCTGGTCCCCGCCGCTCTCGCGACTTTCGCTGATCGGCTGGCCGGCCTTTCCCGCCCGATCCAGCAACGCTTTGCGATCTTCGATCATGGCCTTGCGCTTCTCCGCGTCAGGCTCTTTGCGGAGCGATTCAACGAATAACTCGGGGCAAGCGGTTTTGTTGGCCGCGTCAAGCTTGCCCTCCTGAAGTTCCTTGCTGATTGCAGCTTCAAACGCGGCCTTCTCCGCGGATTCTTTCATCTCGGCCAACTCTTCCGTGAGCTTCTTGATTTGCTCATCTTTGGCCTTGGCTTCGGCCGATTCGGCCAAGCTATTTGTGACAGCTTCGACCAAATCCGGCCGCTGGGCCGTCAACTGCTCGAAGGTTGCTTCCTTCAAATCGATTTCCATGGCGGATACCTCGTCTTCTGCTAACCCCGCTTCCAAGTCCTCGAACAGGCCGACCGTCGTTGCGGGATCCGCAACCAGGTCGACCGATCGAACGGTATTGATGGCCTCCACGACAACCTTGCCGTTTCGGCGCGTGATCTTTCCGGAGACATCGTGAGAGAGCCCCACATTCTCCGGAGCATGCTCTGCGTCCCAGAAGAGTTGTTCCGCCAGCATATGTTGCGGATTGACGAAGAGGTCTCCATAGAGACCGTCTTCGCGGCTCTGGATGTTCTGCAACTTGCCCATGCGATCGCGGTACGATCGGGAGTCGCCGGACCTCGCGTGATCGACGTTGACGCGCTTGCCTTCGTACAGTCCGGCCGCCTGGCGGATGGTTTCGGGAAGATACGTCCGCCCGTTTCGCGAATCGAGCCCCAAAATTTTCACGCCTGAAATCAGGCCCCGTTCACGATCGACGTTGACGCTGACGCCGCGCGAATCGACGAACTCCAAGATCCGGTCTCCGCAGCCGCTCGGCTCGGACGACTCTTTGGGACCGCCCTTGCGGTGCATTTCCGCCACCGCCTTGGCTCCCGCCGCCACGGCCTGTTTTTCGGCCTCCGTCCGGCCGATACCTTTCTTGAGCAAAGCCGCAAGCTGCTTGTTGGCGACGCGGACCCACATGGCGGCCTCAGCATCGCTCTTGATGGCCGGACTCTTGACTTTGGCGTCTTTGACTGTCCAGGGCATGCGCTACTCCAAGAAATGAGAAAAGGCCCGCCCCAGAGTTGCGAGAAAAAGTCGCGATTCTGGGGCGGGCCTGGATGATTCTCAGTACCCGGTTGCCGTCAAATGGCTATATACTGGCCGGCTTGTCGGCCCGCTCGAAACTCTGGGGAATCCGTGTGATCTGCCCGGCCTCGAATTGCACCGTCACCCCGAACTTGCCGTATTCTTCCCCCGCTTCCGCCAAGTCCATCATCTGATCCAGCCTGCGATGCGCCTGCTCTCGCATCGTCTTGTTGCGGGGTTCTGGTCCCCGCCCTTTTTTAGGATTACCCTGTTTCGCCATCTTTGTCAACTCCTTTTTTTGCCCACTCAATCCTGGTTATCAGCAATCTGCCACACCGGCCAGTCAAAACCGGTCGCCGCGACTTGCCGCATGATCTGCTCCCGATGGTCGATCATCGCGCGTACTCTCTCCCGTCGATTGGCCCACGCCTGCCAGGTCTGCCGCTTGAGTCTGTCCATTGGCATGAGCTTGCCTGTCGGATCCAGGAAATCCTCCCACTCGGGTTGTCTGCCCTGACTGGCCAGTCTTTTGGCCACCACGGAATACCGCCGGCCGCCAACCGACCGCCGTTTCTCTTTCTCAGTTGCCGTGGCCCACCATTGATTGTAGCTGGAAGGATCCGCAATGAGTTCCCGGGAGGCGTTCTCAAACTGAGTCCGTACCGTCGGATCGTTTTCGATTTCAACCGGCATCTTCAAGATTGGACTTGCGTAACATCGGCAGTTGGGTTCGTCCGGCAAATCCGGCAGGAACTCGCCGTCAGTGCTGAGGTACGAGCCGTTCGGCTGCTGAGCGAACGTTTTCCCGTGCCTGGCTGCGTGATGGGCCCGGGTATGCGTGTCGAGAGTCGCAATGATTTGCATCGCGTCGATCAGTTCGGCCGCCTGGGCGTAGGCTTCCATCTGCCCCAGTTCGGCCATTCGCCGGCCTTCGGTGCGTGCGATCCGCTGGGCCTTGTATCGGACCCCGCCCACGATCGGCTCCAAGCTCCTGCGCAAGGCCGTGATCCCGATTGCTTCGACGTCGGCGATCCCGACCACCAACTGCTTGCGAATCTGTTCGCGGACCGGCGCCTCCCAGTGGGATAGCCGCTCTTCCCAGCCCACGCCGCCCGCGCCGGTGTGGTCGAGCAGTTCGTCGACCCGTTCTGGCGTGGGTGGCGGGAAGACAAGCTCCTCGATCAATGCCCGCTTCTCTTCGTCGCTCAAGTGATCATGGCTGGGCTCTTCAGCCTCGACCACCATTGGGTGGAGGGCGCGAAACCATCGATAAGGGATCGCGCGAATCATCGAACGCACGGCCGCTCGATTGGAAGCCTCGACTTCCGATCGAAAACCATCGCGGATCAACTTGTGCGCACCGGCGAACGCGGAATCAACAATCTCATCAATGCGGACAACGCTCTCCGGCTCGGGCACGGCCGCCGCCCGAAGTAGCTCCCGACCCATGCGGCTGTAGGCATCGCCGACTTGGCGCGTAAGACGATCGACCCGGCTCAAGGCGCGGATTCTGGCCTGATGCAGAAGAGAGGCCAACCGTTGATCAATCGCGGAGGGCATGACGTGTTTCATTCCTCCGGCTCATTGTCGGTCGTCTTTCCCAGATCCAACCCGCCCGCATCTTGGTTGTCTTCCGCCTCTTCGTCCATGGCCTCCCGTTCCGCGTCGTAATCCAAGCCATGCCGCGCCGCCATCGTGCTGTGAGACATCACCGAGTTCAGCACCAGCACCTGATCGGCCTGGACTTCCTTGAGCCGATCGCGCGTGCGCACTTGTGGGGGCTCGACCGTTATCGTGACACGCTCAAGCACATCATCCTCCAGCTTGCCAGCCGCAGCCGCTGTGCGCACCGCCAATCGCAGGACTTCCAAATCGTCGTGGATCATTTGGGCTTGCAATCGCTCGAACATCTTTACGGCGGGGCCCTCCGCCACCATAGTGGAGGCGTAGTTGGCGTTCGAGGCGTCGCTTGAGAGCATGAACTCCGGCATCGTCAACCGGGATGCGATGGCGCGAAGCTCCGCCTGGAGGATCGTGACCAGCTCTCCGGCCCCGGTGTTATGGGCAGGAAATTCATGTTCCAGGGCCGCCGACGAATCAATGATCGACCCTGGGGGGTATTCTCGATAATTGGTTGTCTTGCCGGTCGTGCTGTTGCTGGTTTGCACGTCGGCGCCGGCGTCCAAGAAATTCTGCACCACCGATTGCGCCCCGCTGGCATGTTTGCGGATCAGGGCAAAGGCCGCGCGGATCCCCGCCATGGTAGACATGTTGGCAAGCAGCTTTTCGGCTCGGGCTAAGTTCGTTCGCACCGGATAGTACAAGGGCAACCCCCGCGGCGACGTGCAATCCACATTTGCCTTGCGATGCTGGATCTGGACCGCGGGAATCTCTTCAACCGCTTCGCTCCGTCCCAACGCGTGAACGATGTAGGCTTCGGGCTCTTCCGCGTCATTGGGGTTGAAGATGATCCCGAATCGGGCCGCATCGTTTTTCTCGGCTTGCCGATTTCGGATTTGCTCCGGCTCCACGAAGCGGACGCGCAGAAGACCATCTCCGCTCGGGCAGAATCGCAAGAAGCTTTCCCCATCCCGATCACAGCGCCGCATGATTTCCTGCTGCCTCTGATGCCAGTTGTTGAGATCCACGAAGTCATCGATGACCGCCTTGACTTCCTCGCAAACCAACGGATCAAGCTCTTCGCCTGGCTGCGGCTTGACGCTGTAGACGTGGCCCGAGCCCACTACGTAGCTGACGCGGTTCTCGTGTCCGTTGATGGCAAACTCGTTTTCCAGCGCCAGATAACGGCCATGATTCCGCACTTTTTCCAGGCCTTCTTGATCTCGATACGCGAGAGCGGAAGAGCCTTGGCGAAAGTCCTCCAGGCTGATCTTCGACCAAACTTGCCGCCCCGTCCCGTCAAAGAGTTCATCGTCGAAACTGACGAATCGATCGATCAATTCGACCGATGCCTCAAGAGCCCGGGTATACCTGCCCAATGCCTCGACGGCCGCTTCCCTGATCATGTCATTGCTCCTATCCGCGAAATGGACGGCAAGCGGATGGCCATCTCCAGGGCATCCGGGCCGTCATCGTGATCGCCGTTGGGGAAATCCATCAATTGATCTACCAGTAAATGGCAGCCTTGGCAATCCCGCTTGAAGCGCAGCAGACGATCTACGATCGCGTGGCCAAGCCGGCGGATTCTCAGCGTCTTGGCTTCTTTGTTGGGGATCGCCGAGAGCGGCACGCCGGCTACGTAGTCTGTCAGGCGACCGCCGGCCTGACGACGAAACTCAGCCAAGAGCATTTCCTGAAAACCGTTGGACTCGATGCCGATGTACTGCGGCTTGTAACGCATCACCATGCCGAGGGCATCGCGCACGATTTCGTGAGGTGGTCTACGTTCGAGGTCCGCGTCCACGTAAATCAGACCGTTCTTGAGGCCGACGTAGACAATCGCCGAGTAGTCGCCGTGCCTGTCGCCCTTGCCCATGGAAGGATCGATGGCGATGGCCCGCACGTCGAACGATTCCGGCCAGTCGTCCGGCTCGCACCAGATCCACGGCCCAAAGTAGGATCCCGGCCACTCGGAGCCGCCGGCGTCCCCGGGGGCTTGCTGGTAGAGCGCGGCGAATGCGTGGCGGTCGAGTTTCTTGATCCGCTCCAATTCCACTTCACTGCGGAACCAAGGCCAAAGCGCCTCACCTTCTTGTCGCGGATCCTCCGGATGGGTTCGCTCCGGTGGGCGCAATGCAGGTAGATTGAGGACCGTCCATTCTTCGCTATTTTGTTCAGTCGCCTGTTTGAGAATTCGCCCCAGTAGATCGTCGCGATGCCAGCGGGTCATGGTGATTAGAATTGATGCGTGCCGCGCTTGGCGCGTGTGAAATACCTTGGCGTACCAGCGCCAAGCCTTTTCGCGATTGGTCGGCGAAACCGCCTCGTCATCTTTGATCGGATCGTCGATGATGCCGTGGGTGAATCGCATCCCGGAAATGCCCACCCCAATCCCGGCGGCCCGATAATAGCCGCGCCCCCCGGCGACGCGAAAGAAACTCAGTGTTCGGCGAGCCGCTTCCGCGGTGCTCGGCAATCGCCGGCCGAACAACTCCAGATAATCGGGCGTGTCCATAATCTCCTGCACGTCCTCGCTCATGGTCTGGGCAAGTTCCAGGGTGTGGCTGGCCGCGATGATTCGAGCGTTGGGATTGCGGCCGAAAATAAAGGCTGGCGCGCGCCGACTGACAAGCTCCGATTTGCCGTGGCCCGGTGGCATGGTGATCGCCAACCTGCGGATCCGCCCGGCAATCCAATCGTCGAGATAACGAGCCAAGAGCCGGTGATGCCAGTTGGGCGAGTAATCCAGCATCGTGACCCGCGCGAAGTCAAGCAGATTCCGCCGGGCCTGTCGCTTGACCATTCCCGGATTGCAGAGAATCTCCCGCCCCATCCGGGCCGCCGCCTTCTCCGGCGACTCCCAAGATGGCGTCAAGCTCGGCGAGCTTTCGGGCAACGAAATCATCATGATTCTCTGAGTCGTGAGCCTGCTTGGTGTCGATGTTCACTTGCACGGCCGTCGCCACGTGGGGGCTCATCACGCCAAGCAAAATCTTCGCGATCTCTAATCGCGTGCGTTTCTCCGCGTCTTCAAGTTTCCGCTCCCGTTGGAGGAAACGGGCGATGCGGTCGAACTCGCGGCTGCCCGGCTCGACCTCTTCGACGACTGCCGCCGCCCGCCGGACCAACGCTTCCATCACCTCATCCGAGATGCGCGAGCGCTGCGAGGCGATCAATTGCACGTCCGACAGGATCTTTCGCGGGTTCTCGAAAATGTCGGACTGCAAGACACCATCGTTCATGAATCCAAGCCTCGCCCCCAACCCCCCCAATTCAGCATACCACTCTACGGCGGGATTGGTCAACGAGAATTCCCAGCCCGCCCTACATTTGTTGGCAGATCACGGCGACGATGTAGGCCACGACGTCGGGATCGCGTCGAAAATATGCACGATCTCATACAGGGCGGCCCCGGCCCCGGCGATCACCAGGCCGATCTTAAAGATCGACGCGACCAGCGTCTGGTCAGAATTCTGCCCCCCCTACTGGGCCCCGGTTTGGATGACGATCCCCAGGGCATCGGCGATCCCTCAATATGTATTTTCGACTGTTTTTGGATTTTCCCGGGTTTTTTCCTCGGGTCGAGTTCACCTACCTTGGCCGTGAGTAGCAAGTACACTGCACCCGCCACCACGACCAGGTGATGACGCCGCCGAGCTTCAAGCCAACCAAGAACAACACTCCCGGGATCCCACCTCAGGTGTCTGCCTTCGGCGTGATGAACTTCACCTTCTCCTTGGCCTCGATCCGCGTCAACTTGGCGTTGCGGCCCGAGGAGAGCGACAACATCTGAACGCCCTGCTTTTCCATCATTGTGACGACGGCCTCCTCCAGTTGCTTTTCCTCGTCTTGGAGTTCCATCCGCCGGTAGCGGGTCGCCTCCAAGTCCTCGACCTTGGCCAGCAAGGCTTTGCTGGGCTTGGGCAGCACTCCAGGCAACGTTTCCTGATTGTCGCGCTCGACTGCCGGTCTGTTCTTCGCCATGATACTCATCTCCTTCAGGGTTTGAACTATTCGATATTGTCGAATAGTTGTCCGTCGAGTCTAGTACAATTACCACTTGCTGTTTCGCCAACTCCTCGCTCATTTCCTGATACCCTACAGGGCCGCCATAGTAACCGTGTTTATGCCGAATACAGATCGGCACAAAATAGCGGGCCGGCCCGAATCCAAGGTCTGGATTGTGGACAGTCAAATGGACAGTCAAAACAACATCGCTTGGCTTGTTGGACGCAGACACAAAGGCGAAAACCAAATCCGTTCCCTGCCCGCGTTGACCCGCGCCTGACCGTTACCTCGGTTCCCGTAGCCGCCATGCGCCTTCCACTCGACCGTTTCCCATCCGGATGGCGGATCGAATTCCCCTTCGTAGCCGCAGAGAGCAATTCGCAGCATCTTATCGGCACCATGCTCCAGAGCCCAGTCATGAACCGCCTTGTGTACCTCGGTGCTATCAGTGGCGTAACAGCCATCGGCCCGACTTTCGCCGTACGGCGGGTCCAGAAACATACCCGTCAGCCCTCGATGCACGGTTGGCGTTGGTCCACACACGCGGCTCCAGTCCCCGCAACAGACGCGGACGCGCCGTAATCGTGCGGATATGCTCGCGATGTATTTATGGATGATCTGACTGGGCCGATGAATGCCTTGGCCGACATTGCTCAAGTGAGGCAGTTGCTGCGAAGGCCGTGATTCTCCATCGTAGCATCGCGAATCGCACCACCCCCCCGCAATCCATTGACACTGCCCCCACACCCACCAGCCCGCAATTTTCGCGTCGTAGTAATCCGCATCGGTTCGCATCCGCTCGCGGAATTCGGCTTGGTTCAGCAACCACTTGTGACGGGCATTAAGATCCGCCTCGTTCACCGGCCAGTCAGCCGCGTCGGCAACCGCATCGGGATCATGTTTCGTCGCCCGCCAGAAATTCGCTACGTAACAGTCCAGGTCGTTGACCGTCTCTGTTCCGGGCGGGTGGGGCCGACGAAACAGTACGGCCCCGCTGCCGAAAAACGGTTCAACGTAATTCGGCATGTCGCCGAACCGCTGCGACACGATATCGGCCACTCGCGACTTCCCGCCGAACCAAGGAAAGGGCGGCTTCGTAATCTGAATTACCTCAGTCATTCATCTTCCCTCTCCAATCTACGCCGCCGCAAGGGCGGCTGTGCTCGACTTCTCCAGTTCTTCGATCCGGCCCAGGAGATGCGCGATCTCCCGCCGGTGTTCGTCGCGCTCTTTCTTCAGCGAGGCAACCTGCTCGTTGAGCGACTCGACCTGCGCGCGGTAGTTGTCGCGATCTTCGCACGCCCGCTTGAAATCGGCCAGCTTGACGGCCGTCCGCTTCTTGGGCGGCTTGTCGGCCGGTTCGGCCGGCCGGAGCTGCGCATACAATTCGCGGAGCGTGGTGTCTTGCCAGGCATGTTGCTTGGGAAACTCGAGGAAGATAGCACGCAGTTGCAGGAAGTTGAGGCCCACGTCGGCATTCATCTCGGCGTCCAGCCAATCGGCCGCCTGGTGGTCGTCTCTGGCACCCACGTCGGCGCGAAACTCGGCGTCATCGAAGATCCGCACCAGCAAGGAGGTCCGTTCGTAGAGGTTAGCCATCACTCGGCGGTCGAGTTGCTTGGCCTTGAGCAGCAAATCCTTCCAGGAAGTCTTTTGGTTTTTCTTGTTCGAACTCATTTAAGGTTCCTTTCAGTCGCTTGTGAAACGGAATCAACCCGACCGCCGCGCAGTCGGGACAGTACTTTCGGCCCGGCTTGACCGGGCTGTGGCACAAGTTGCATACACCTGTCACTTGGCCGCCTTCTCCACCAAAAATGATTCGAGCGCGACTGAGCAAGTTCTTGGATACACCTGTCGTTTCACGCTGCTCTCCACCGATCGCCGCCATACCTTCTCTCGCGTTGTCCTTGGATACACCTGTCGTTTCACGCTGCTCTCCACCGATCGCCGCCATACCTTCTCT